TCATCTTCTGTTATATTGTATTCCATAAACTTTACATTTTGACTTAGTATATCTATATATCCGTATTTAACTCTATCTATCTTATCTGGATGTCTATTTTCAAAACCCTTTTTAAAACAAGTAAAATCTATATTATACAAATCTTTTTGACTTTTTTTGTAATTAAACAATATTTTTGTCACAAAAAATGTCTGATTTTTATAAAAAATAAGATCAAAAACATCTTTTATATTGCTTTGTTTTTTTGTAGAAATATAATATTCTTCTGAAATGGCAATTGGGATAAGGTTTTCCTTTGAGTACTCTTCGTAAAACAGCAGAAGCGAAGCCGCCGCTTTTGAAGTTAAACTAGCCGTATTGCCGTATACAGTCTCATGTTGTTCCGTTATTATATCGTAGGATGTAATGTCTTTGGGAAACCACATTTTTTCCCATCTATTTAAAATTGCAGAATAAGATGGAATTACACCAGATTGTTTTTTAAACATAAAGAAATAAATAATATTTTTTATTGTATTTTCAAATTTTTCAGTATGTATATCTCTGGAATAGATTTTTTCTGGCAGTTTTTCTAAGTGCCTGTAGTCAAAGAGTCTTTCGCATATTTGAAAATCTTTTATTCCATTTACCGTCAAGTTTAGCATTAGTGAAAATCCTTATCATTTAATAGATCGTCTAGTAGAGATGATGATCCGCCGTAGGAATCATCCGTAACTGGTTCATAATCTTCGTATATCTTTTTTGCATCTACATATTTAACCAGAGGTGGATCATACAAAAACGCAGAGCCAGTAATTCTATTTTTAGGTATTTGCAGTTGCATTATATTTTCGTCTTCTGTTTCGTCGTCAGTAGCAAGGCGCTTTTCTGTTAAGAATATTGTTACTGCGCACTTTTGCTGAATGGTCAAAGATCCACCCGTATCTGATTGTTGAACAACTTCTCTTTTTTCTTTCATTCTATTTGCATTTTCTTGGGCGGTTATTATTAAAACACAGTTCATATCTCTAGCTAGTTTCTCTAGTCGAACCATCATTTCTTCAAACTCGCCCCATCTTGGCTTACCTTTACCGGCGCCTCTTGTGAACATAGACTGTATGGTGTCTATTATAACTACATCTGGAAGACCAGTATTGTGACCCAATATATCCCTTAGCCAAAATTCTAAGTCTTCAAAATAAGGAGTATCTGGGTCGTGTCTAACCATTAATCTATCTCCCCAAAAAGATAGCTTTTGTTTAAATGTATCTAAATATTTTTCCTTATCAGAATCTGACCACTTGGAGTACTCTGCATAAACGTTTTTTCCTATTATTTGGGTCATGAGTATTCTTTCCCAGTGCCCTATCGCTTCTTCAAAGTTTACATAAAGAACTCTATACCCAGTATCTAGCCAATGGTTTGCTAGGCATTTAGCGAATGTGCTTTTTCCTTTTCCAGATGCAGCTATAATTGCATGAACTGCTCCCCTAAAAAATCCACCGTTATCAGTATATCCCATAGCTCTATTTAGAGCTTTAAATTGGGTGGGTAAGAAGTTTGGTATATCTAGAAGAGAATCTACTCTTGCAATTATGTCATTGCCTGTTGTAACTTTTTCTAAAGGATCATATCTTATTTGATTTTCAAGTTCTCTGATTTCAGAAGTTAAAATCTGAATTCTTTCAATATCTGATTCATCTTTTAGCCCTTTTTGAGTAAGTATTGACTGAAGTTCTTGCAGATAATTTATCTGCTTTCTCTTTTTGGCTTTATGCTTAACTAATTCTGTAACTGATTCTGGAGTAGATAGCTCTAAAGAATTTAGAACTTCTAGCATTACATTCACTCCAGCGCTTCCACCTAAAGCTTCATGTATATTAGAGTCGGATTCAAGCCAAGACTTAAAAGCTATTGGATCAACAATATTTAGTTGAGTTGCATTTTTGTATCCAAGAAGAGCTATATAAAATTCGTTTATACCTTTCTCACCATGTATTGACCCAACTATATTTTCTGGAAGATTTTCTGCAAAGTAATCTATCGCCCCCTCTTTTTTAAAAGACAGAGCAAAAATTTGATACTCTAAAGGTATTTTGTCATTATTTATTTCGTTTATGTTTGCTGACATTTCTTTTTTCTTTGGCTAGTCTGTATGCTTTTTTTCTATATTCTGAATTTTTCTTCTTTACCATTTTATACGCTGTTGTATCAACAATGCTTTTTTTGCTCTTTTCTTTTGGTATAAATGGACTAGTTCTTATCGCCTGCATCAATCTTTCAAAAACAGCTTCTTCAGTTAATTTATCATTATATCTAAATACAACTAGAGCTATCCCGTTGTCTTTGCACCACTGAACTTTTTTTTCATCTCTTTCTATAGATTCTTCAAATTCATATTTTGAATCAAAAAATCTTTGTGTATAAAAAAAATGCTGTCTGCCATGATATTCGGCTGCTATTTGGTATTTAGGGCAATAAACATCTAGCTTTAATCTATCTCCAATATGAAACTCATTAACGATTTTTTCTCCTGGAAGTAGTTTTTTCAAAATTAATGTTAGAGCAGTCTGACCTCTAGACATTTTTTTTCTACTATTTTTTAGCCAAGATAAGCCTAATCTATTGATCTCTTTATTCAATCTATTAATAGGCCAATCAAGCTCTCTTGCTATTTCAGACAGCGGCATTGAAGTTTCAAACATCAAGTCCACTAGAAGTGCTAGATCGTCTTGATCGTTATCTTCTTTCATTCTTGGCCACCAAACTATATTCTTTGGTAAAGTTAAGCGCTTTACCAAGATCTATAATTGACATGTCAAGATTTTCCCAAATTCTAGACGCCAAAGCTAAGCCCAGAGAACTGCAATCTAGCAGGCAGTACTGTGCTTTGCCGTTGTATTTAGCTATTTCATTATATGTTTCTTCAAATCTTTTATATAAAGTATGGTAGCTAACATTAATAATGTTATATCTTATACCAAGTATATTTCCTACTCTTTTTTTATCGTGAAGAGAAACTACAACATTAGAAGTATTCTTAATAAAGAATTCAACTATAGAATCAAATACTGGTTTATTATTTTGCAAATAGTATTCAAATAAGTTGGGGGAATAATACTTGTTACTTTTTTTAAGGCCAATAGATGAATGTTTATCATCTTGTATTTCTAAACCGAAATCATAAGAAACACTCTTCATAATTCTTGGGCCACTTAAATTTATTGATTTAAGAATTTCTTTAGATATCTCAGCTGGAAAAGACTTTTCGCTTTTTTTATTTAGACCTATGATTGAGGATTTTGATATATTAAGAAAAGCAAATTTTTCTTGATCACTCATCATTTTTGTTAATTCAATTACTGAACTTTTTACTTCTTTCATTATAACCTCTATATTCCAAAGTTTCCCCAGTTTATCAAAACTGGATTTTCATCTAATATTGAATTGATATGATTTATATTATGAAATTTTCCTCCATCAAGATTTGAGTATCGTTCGTATTTTTTCTCTTTATCTTCGTCCAATATGTAGCCTAAATGTTTCATTATTAATCCTGAATTCAACCAAAAATTTCTTTGTCTTATCCAGGACGAAACATATGTTGGCTCAGAACCACACGCGAGTGCCTTATCTAAAAAGGCTCCATCTGATATAAATCTAAATATTCTAGAGCTATTATTTGGAGCCCACAATTTATCGACCCTATACTGAGTGAAGTTCCACATATGATAAAATCTAACATTAACAACATCATTTTCTGATTTTGACAAAACAGATTTAATGTCAAAAGATAAATGATCATCTTTTCTATATAGCATTTCATCGCAGTCTATAGCAATAATCCAATCGCCCGGAGCTGCGTGCTTACAAAGATTGCTCCAAGCAATTGTTCTGAGTCTGCCTTCGTGAACACTAAATGTAGGCTCGCTTGTTTTATACGTATGGCAAAAATTAGAAGCTATTAAATAAGTATCATCTTCTGAACAGTCATCAGTAAAAACTATTTCATCTACTTGAGCTGAAAGTCTTTGAAGAACTTCTTTTAAGAATCTTTTTTCTTCATTTCTTCCAACCATCTGCGCAATTAATTTTTGATTAGACATACAAACCTTGACAATTAAATGGCTGGCGGCACACGCCGCCAGCCTGATTAATAATGATTAAGCTTCAACTTGCTTTCTAGCTTCTACTGCAGTTATTCTTTCAACTTCTACATCTTTAAATAGAAGTTCTCCACGAACACCTGAAACTTTACGATTATTGCTACTGGCAATTTTCTGAGCTTCAGCTGCGGTTGGAGACTTTACAATTGAAGTTGTTGTTACAGTAAAGTACTTGAATTTATTTTCAGCCATTATTCTTCCTTTTGAGTTAATTGATATTACAGGATATATTATACAGCTAAAAATGTCCCGTAGCAAGCTATACTGATGTTTTTTCTTCGCTTGGCCAATAATACGGCAGTGATGGATCTTCGTTGAAAAATTGAGAATAGTATTCCCAATCTTTTCTAAGTAGGTTTGCCCTATGCGATCTATGTAGTTTCTCGTAACCAAACCATGGTGGCATTTTTGTTTCAATAAGTATATTTTCAAATGACATTGTATTTTTGTATCCTCTTTTAATCCATTCTGCGATTGTATAGTTTTGATATGTTTGAAGGGCTGCTTCGTATCCTCTCCACATTTTGGTCACTGGGTGATTTATCCACCCTTTTGTTTCCGTTCTACCGAGAAGGATATTCAAGACTTGGAAAGTTTCTACTCTCTGTTTTCCAAGTCTTTTATAGTCCAAAACTTCAACAGATTTTTTAAAATCCGCATAAGGCAAAAAGGTCTGCATTATTTATTTATCTTTCTTGAACTCTGTCCAAGTTTTGTCACCAACACCATAGTATTCTCTGGCAAGCCCTGCTGCAACAATATCGGTATTGAGACAGTTGCCACTTGCGTCCCAAACATTGGCTAAGATTCGACCATATTTTTCATTCTTGTCTATTACGGTTTCAATCTTGACCTTGTTATTTGCGCGGGTTAGCCATTGATCTGTAAACTCTTTTGCTGCTAATCCTTTTTGTTTTTCAGCCAAATCTTTTGTTCGACTTTCTGGAGTATTTACCCCATAAAGACGAACCCTACCGTTAATTGATACTTTAAAGCCAAGATCTATAACAATATCAAATGTATCACCATCAATAACTTTTTTGACCTCTGCATTATATA